CCAATCTAGATTCTCAATTTGAACGGCTCGCATTCTAGAATGCACTAGACCGAATAGTCTCAAATTATTTTTTAAGTTTATCGCCGAATTGTGATTTGCAGTGGGTCGCACGACCGAAGGCTTCACCTTTATTCCCGAATGACATCTGCGTCATGTAATACCAACGAGCAGCACGTTCCACGTCTTCTTCTATTTTGGCCCAAGTTTCTTTGCACCAAAGATATTCTTCGCGGGAATGTAAACATAAATCTAATCGTTCGATTAACCTGTCGCACATTTCCTTATCACGTATACATCTGTAGAATGAAGTAACGCCCGCATAACGATCATTAAAAACTTCTAAATCCGATGGCTGTCTATTTAGTAAAACAGAAGCAGTGCCACCAAAAGGTTCAATGTAACTCTGTCTATATGGTAAATGAGGTAGAATTTCATGGACAGATTTCATTTTACTTCCTGGATAACCAAAAGGCGCGCGAATATAATGTTCGCGTGTGCCACGATCTTCATCCATCTCTTGGAATAAACCGAATAGTTTTTCATCCATGTTTGCAAAGTATCCTTGCTGTTACTGACATTAAATCATAAAGGTCTTGAAGTGATCCATCGTTGTGAACGACTTGATCCCATTTATGGTCAGGCATATCCTGAAGTGCACAATCGGCAACATCATCAGTATTGGGAATAGATTCCCGAATTATTTTGATACAATCACCATTAGCTTTTTGTATTGCTTGAAATTCATTCGGAAAACGGAGATCGGTGATAATGAGAATATCCGCGTCTTCATTAGCACGAAGGCAATATTGAACCCATGTTCCATCATACACCGCCTCACGTATTCCAGGTGTTCCGAGTTTGATCCAAACTTCTCTAGGCGACATGCCAAGTTCTGCAAGTTTAATTTCTCTAGCTTCAGGGTGATTCTCATAGTATACAGGCTCCCGTAGTCCAGCCCAAGCGTAAAGTTGGTGGCAGATATCTTTGAGTTTCCAAGCAAAAGATGTCTTGCGGACATTCAACTTGGGACAATTCTGTTTCATTATTGTAGTAAGAAATTTGGCAGCCACATCTTTGCCTGTACGTTTGCGATGTCCAAATGCAATTATCTTTTGAGCCATCGAAGGAATGTCTCCCATGTTGGTAGATTGATTATGTCAACTAATTCAAATGGTTCACCAATAACTACGAGTTGTGGTTTTCGTTCTTTGGGTAGATTCTCAAATGTATCATAGACTTGCATACGTGCATACATGTAACCAACTTCAAAACGCATGGTGTCATCAGTGACCAAAACCGTACATTCATTTGTTTCTTTAATCATAACATCAAAACTTATTTCAATATCACCAAGAGTTTCGATTCCCAAATCTTCAAGCATTGGAATCTTTTTAACAAGACTACCACAAACATACACTTTGATTTCAGACTGTTTGTTTAATTCGACCAATTGACCACGCTCCTGCTATGTCTATGACCTCAAGTTGTTTGAGGTCAGTTATATTGACACCAATGAACCATCCATCAGATAATTCGATATATTGTGGTATGCCTGACTCGAAAGCGTACATTAGTTGCTGACGCTTATCGTTGGGTAATTTGTTCATTTCTGTCTTAACCGTCCTCATCTACCAGTTTTCCATCAACGAGGATAAGTCGCGGGTCTGTGGAATGATTAGGTTCCCATGATATATTTCCGATCCAATGTTCACCAGTTTGAGGTAAACGACCCTTGGGATATTTTTGTGGTAATTCACGGCCGACTTTAATTTTACTCCAGTTATGCACTTCGTTGGGTTCAAGCCACTCCAATAATTTATCGTGTAAATCACTGAATTTAATGCGTGCGCCTTGCACATAATAACAATTTTCATCGAGAAACATTTCTAACATAGTTTGATTAGATTTTTCAATAGCTTTCTTTTCTTCAGTTGTGATGACTGGTACATTAAGTCGATCATTAGATTCTGGAATCTCTAAATTAATTAACTCAGCTAAGAAATCTGGCGCTTCTTTTTCAAGCATTGGCATAATTCGACGTTTGGGAATCATCTCAATCGGATCAAGAAGATCAACGTAACTCAGAGTAATTCGTGTATCACCCGGAAACACTGGACATTCATTAGCGTCATTACCACATTGTATCCAGTGTGTTGTATTGGGAATATGGTATGGTGTTTGTCCTTTCTTATGTATCACAAGTTGCGGTGCTGTCACCCAATCTTTAATTCTGTTATATGCAACTCGATTCTTTCTAAGATCCGTTTCTTCAACAACACAGAGTATTGCATTTTCTAACTCACCTGAGAATCCTTGTTGTGATGTTAAAGCTAGATCAGCGCGCTCAACACCTTTCGTTAGCAGCAAATTAACGGATTCGTGAAATATAGATTTACCACTATTCTGTGGACCATAAAAGAAAATATACGGCAATGGTTCTCTTGGTTTTTGAAACAAAGATGCTAACCAACATTTCAAATAATCTGAACCTGATAATATTCCATTTGCTTTAGCCCAACCATTTTCTTTTATACTGGAATTTAATCCTGAACCACAATGTTTTAGAATCCGTAACCAAGTAGGATATTTCAAATTCTCACGATCTTCAGTAGGCATAAATTTAAGTTGTGCCGCGCCACGATTCCATCTCCTATCACCTGGATATTCAGGTTGAAATGGTATATTAACAAGACGCCAATGTTGAAAAATGCTTTGACCGAGTATGATTTTAACTTCTTTAGGTGTTGCACCTGTGGCTTCCAGAGCAACTTTGACATGAGCCAGAGGTTCATTGATCCAGGCGTTAGGTGACTTTACTACCCAACCATAATCATCGCCAGATTCTGTTACCAGATGTCTGATTATGTCATCATAGTTAGCAACTTCAGGTTCGCGTCCTGCGGATACTTGAACATTGAAAATCTTTTTCCAGGATTTACCTTCAGCTATCCAACCTTTCATATCTGCTGGTATATCGCTTTGAGCATCACGATCAATTTCCACAACCAAACGACCATCCTTATGTTCTTTAAGTTTTGTCTTTTTACCTAATGCCCAATTCGGGAGGTCTAAATTTACACCAAGAGCTTCTGACGCACGTACTGCATCACTTGCATGTCTATAAATGTAACCACCAGAGGGATGTTCAGTACCTTCATTGGCTCGGGATGCTGTTGCAAGGTCAGGTTCTTTATTATAATAGCATCGCGTATATCCATTAGTATCTTGATCCCAAGTATCATGTTCAGTAACACCTATTGTGTAACGTCTTACAGCCCAAGCGCCATGTCTTAAAGGAAACATGAAGCAATTGTGATCTGCGCCTGCTTCAGTTCCCTTAGCAATTGTATCAAAAATTCCTCTAAATTCCAGAATCTCATGTGCTTCTTTAAGATGAAAGGTGTGGGTTACTAACATGTGGTGATCTTGATCCCACCAAGTTTGTGTTTTTCTTTCTTCAAGATGTTTGATTAATTTCAGATGATCTTCATCCAAATCGATTTTGGAACGCTGTCCTGAAATTTCTTCAAAGATTCGTTCATCGGCGCTCTTTTCAGATTGTACAAAATTAGGCATTGTCTTACGACGACGGCCTGTGATTACCTTGATATGATCTTTCCAGTTTCTTGGAATCTCTTCTAAGACTTCACCTTGTTTTATTAAGTCTAATCCTTTTGTGCCTCGCATCTTGCGATGCCAAACCCACATGTTACCGCCACACACATCAACTTTATTCTCAAAATCATAACCTGTAATAGATGACATCTTGCTGAGAATAGCTCTAGCAAGAGCAGCATGTTCGTTATGATTTTTAGTGGGAACGTCATTTAGAAATACATAAAGATGAAGGCCACGACCGGATGTTGAATTACGAACAGTTATCCACGGGATTTCGGTTGCTGTCTTTTCAATATCTAAAAGTTCAGCATGTGATAATCCTTCTGAATGTCCTGCAATTGCATCGAAATCATAAGCAACCCATTTCGAGCATAGATTAGACCAATCCCAACCAGTCATACCAATACCTTCAGCATGTTCTGCTAAATCAAATTTAATCTCTCTGTCATCATAGTTTGGTTCAGTGTTCGCATTGTATGGGATTCTGAAGCTCTTCCAAGTCTGAATACCGTCCGCCCATCCATGCCATTTACGTCCTTTGAACTCACCTTCAATTCGTTCACCTGCATCTTGTGCTACGTTGACTTGACATTCCATATCATGCGAACACTGAACCAAACTATGATGACAGAGAGATTAAATTTGATTTAGCAGAACATGCTGAAGGTATTGGTATGACTGGTTGGGATTGGTCTAATCTATG